CGAATTGGTCGTTGGGGGCTTCTGGCATGACTTGATTGGTGGCCTTGGCGATCGCCCCGACCGCGTTGGCTTGGTGTGCGGCGTTCTTGATATGCGCGCCGACTTGTTCGGCCATGGAGATACCGGCCTCGGCCTGTATCTTCTGAGCCATGGCGCGATCTTTTTCGGCCGCCGCTTGATCGCGCTCGATCTTGGCACCGCCGCCAGCAAATTCGAGTTGCTTGGCCTTCTCGGCGTCCGGGTTCGGCGCTTCCATTGCGGCCTGGAAGTCGTCGATCAATTCCTTAGGCAGTCCCGGAACGTACTTGAGCAGCTTCACGGCCAGCGCCGGGGTAATCATACCCTGGAAAGCTGGCAGAACGTCCTTGAGCGCGGCCCATGTCTGCTCTTTCTGGTTGGGGCTGGTCGGGGCCTCGTCAACGATCACATCGTATTCACCGACGACGCGATCCTTCATCAGTTTGACGGCCTTGTAACCGTCCTCACCCATGATGCGGATGAGTCGGCCATCGGCGAGGTAATTCTGGATATAGAACAGCCGCGTTTTGCCAATCTCGGTGCGGAACAGTGTGAGCGCGTCGAACAGCGTGGCGAGGATCGTCATGGCGGCTTGCTTGCGCTGAGCTTCCAGGATGCCCGGCTGATTAACGTCGCGCAGCCCCATGATTTCCATGTTGATGCCGGTGACGCGCGGGATCGCCTCCACGGCAAACTGGATCAGTTGGAAGTAGGTGGACGCCAAGCCGACGCCCGGCTTCTGCATCACCTTGCCCCCGGCGATCGCGCCCTTTTTCATCAGCGTTATGGCATCGGGCCGCGCCCAATTCGATTGAGCCTCGCGGATATCAACGAAGGCGTCCTCCTCCGCCATGATGCCGCCCTTGGCGGTCGTGTTGATGATGTGCGTGGCCTGAGACAGCCACTTGTTGGCCATCATCTGCGGGTCGCGCAGCAGCGTAATCAGTCCAAAGAATGTCCCCTTGGTGTGATGGATTTCGCCCGTGATGCAGTTGAGCGTGAAGCCGTCCTTGCGCGGGCAAGCGCCTTTCTTGAGTATCTTCGAGCCGATGAAGGCTTGCTTATAGACCTTACGCGTTTGCTCGACGTGCTCAACCGGCATATCCTGGCCGGTCTCCTTGCCGACCTCTTTGGCGCGCTTGCGCAGAGCCTTGAGGCCTTTGTCATCGAGGTTGACGACCTCGCCAGAGAACGGATCGGCGACGCGGTGATACTTCTCGCGCTCCCACCACTGGACTTGCAGGATGGTAACAAGCCCCGCTTCGTCTTTCTCGCTGTTGGATTCCTGCTTTAGGCGGCGGTCCTCGATGGGCTGCAACTTCTTGCCCGTATCGAGCCCCATGGCCCAGGAGCAATGCAATTCCTGGTCGGTGTTGTCGGGGAATTTATCCCGCGCATCGGATAGCGTCATCTTGCGCGCGCGCCAGCGGCGGCGGCTATCGCTGATATTGATGCTGCGAGCGGTGTGATCCCACCACATTTCGAGTGGGTTCAGGTTCTCCTCGATATACTTGCCGTCAGGGTCTTCCTCGTAATCAAGCCGATCCTCGGTCCAACCCATGCCGCACTTGAGCGCGTTCTGAAACGCGGCGCTTTCCTCGTGCTTGGCGTTGCAGCCGTCAGCCATCCAATTCGAGGCGGCCGTCAGGCCCTCATTGGCGATGATGTCGCCTTCCTCGGAGCCGCGCGGCAGGAATACCGTCTGATGGCGCGTGTTAATTTCGATGCCTGCGACGGCCTTGATAATGGGGAGCGTCTGATTGAACGTGATCGGGATGCGATCCTCGCCTTCAAGCTTCTTTTTTGTTTCCTGATCCCACTGGTCACAGGCATAGAAGTCGAAGTCCTTACGGGCCTGATCCCGCCACTTCTCGGAATGCTGGCTGTCAGCCAGAAACCATGAGCGCATGGCCATATAGAGGGAATCGTCGGCGAGCTTGCTCGGCTCGGACGACTGCCCCAAATCCTGATCGCGCGACTCGTTCGGTTCCATGCCGGCTCCCGTTATTGGTGTTCGATCTTGTACGTTTCACCCAGCACGCGCGCGGCCTTGACCAGATCACCGCCGGCCGGGACCACGCTAGTCACCGTCTCGGCAGCGCCGGCATTCTGGACCGTGAAGTTGAGCCGCTGATTGGTGCGGCGGCCATCATCATCCGGCTCATAATTCATTGTTGCAGTCGTGCATGATGCGCCACTGTTCCCCATGCCCTCCACGAACGCGCGCCTAACATCAGCGATGCCCATGACAACTCCCCTCCATGTTCCCTCTGCGATCATCACGCGCCCCACGGGTCGCGGTTGGCGCTGTCATTCCACTTGTCACGACGACGATGGCGCTCGGGCTCGCGCGGATAGACGCCAGCGGCCAAGCTCAGCAGGAAGGCGTCAGCAATGTCCGGCGAGAAGCCTAAGTCTTTTTTCATTTCAGACTTCGAGCAGACAATCCGCATACCCGACGCCGTGAAGTCATAAGTCGGCGTTGCGAGTTCGGTGATTAAGTCCTCGCAGCCCGTCTTGGGCAGGCGGCAGTCCTTGGCCTCGAAATACTGGCGCCCCTTCCACCAAAGCTCGTCACGGAGCCGGTGATCTTGACCGCCGACCGAGGCAGACTCCGCGACATTGATTCCCCGTACCTTGCCCCGTAAAGGCGAGCCGTGTTGATCGAGTATGTCCACCACGCCCGCGCCGTAGCCGATCACGTCAACGCAGACTTCCTCAGGCTTCATATCGTTGGGCGTGCGCTTGTACTCGTCGATGATGCGGCCGGAGACCTGCACCGTGTTTAGGTTCTTCCAGATGATAGGCGGCTCGAGGACGGTGTTGCCCTGGCGCTTGATGAGCGACGTGCGGTCGTCGCCGAAGCGCGACACGTCAAGGCCCCACACGGGCCAAACGTCCGTAACCTTTACGTCCCGGTCAGCGGCGGCTTCCAGCAGATCGAGCGGGATTACCGTGTCGTCGTCCTTGGTCGGAAATTCGCCAAGGACGCGCACGCGGTACTTGTTCGATTCCTTGCCGTAGGTCCTGATGATGTCGTCGATGTGCCCCCGTGCACGCTCCACGTCCTCGCAGTTGACGCGGCGCGTTTTCCAAGTGGAGCGCAGCTTCTTGTGAGTGTTGAAGAAGAAGCCGTTGGCGCGCGTCGGATTGGAGAACAGGCAGGCGATGGCGCCCGTCGTTGAGAGCGAGCCCTGAGCGACCTCGAACACCATGTCGAAAATGCCGGATGCCTCGTCAACGAGGTAGAGCACGAACTTGGCGTGGATGCCCTGTAGAGCCTCGGGGTTGTTGCGGGATGCCGTGCGCCGGACGACAAACGACATTTCGGGCGCGGCCTTGATGTAAAGCTTTTCCTCGTCAATTTGGATTTGAGCTCGAAGCGGCTCAGGCAGCTTGCGGGCCATCTTCTTTATTTCGGGCCAGTTGTTATCCCGAAGCTGATCTTGCGAGTTGGCGGTGAGCACGGCCTTGGCGTCCTCGTGGCACAGAGCGAACCACAGGGCCAGAATTGCAATCGTGAAGCCCTTGCCGACGCCGTGCCCAGACCTCACGGAATGCCGAGGGTTTGCGGTCGGATTGCCGTCAGGGTCCGTGAAGAAGTTTTCAGGGCGAAGGAAGTCGTCTTGCCACTTCTCAAGCTGATCGAGGCCGTTCGGATTGGGTGCTCCATAGGGCAGGACGCCCAGGACGCTTGTTGCGAACAGCCAAGGATTACGATGCGAGCCCAGCCAGGCGACTTGCCAGGCGGGAACGTCATCGAACTTGTTTGCCGCCTTGGCCATCATGCTTTGAAATCCGGGTGCGTCTTGAAATAGCTCGAGTGCTGGCCTGCCGCCTCGTCCTGATACATGCGGCGATGAATGGTATTGGTCGGGAACGAGCCATGAGGCAGCGTGCAGTAGAACGGACCGACACCCTCAGGCGTGTAAAACTTCACGCCGAACCCAGCGTCGTCTATCGTCACGACTTCGCAGCGCCGCACGCCTTCGTCGGTTGGAAGGTCGATCTGGCAGCCGATGTGCAGTATGTCGCCGGATTTCATGGGTGCGCCCCCGCTCCGTTCGCGTCCATGCCCGTCACCGGCGTCACCGCCTCGCGCGAGCCGCGCAGCCGCTCGAACATTTCGCACCAGCCCTCAAGGCGGCCAAGCTGGCGGTTGAGCGCCCTATGCGTCATCCCAGCTGGGAAGCGCATGGCGGTGAATTCCCCTGCAATGACGATGTGGCACTCGCAGCCCATCCAGCGGTATTGCTTCGCCTTGAAGCCAAGAGCCTTGAGCGTGGTGTTGACCTCATCTCTGATTTGGTCTCGCTTCATGCAGGAACCCCCGCGAATTTGCCGCTGCCGACCATGGCCCACAGCTTGGCGAACGAAGCGTCGGCGCCGTGGGTGAGCCCGACCTTTTCGCCGAACTTGTCGGGGCGAAGCTTTGTCAGCACCCATTGCCGCGTGTTGATGCGGAGCTTCGACCGCTGCACATGCTCCCCGTTCACTTGCCAGCCAATGTTCTTGCCCTCGCTGTCGAGCTTTTCCATCCAATCGTTGGAGCCGTCGTCGGCAATGTCGAAGATTTCATCTTGCCGAACATCTAGTTGAAGCTCGCGCGCGTGTGCATATATGGTCGAAAACCCGGCCTTATCGTCCCTCGCCCACTTAAGGACTGTGGACTTTGCAGGCAGGTGCTCGTCTTTGCAGATGCGCGTCAGAGATTCGCCCTCGGTGATGCGCTGACAAATCTCCTCCGCTACTTCCTGCGAGTACACAGATGGACGGCCGCCAACGCTGGCCTCGACCTTCGCTTTCGCTGGCTTCTTGGACTTGGCAGGCTTACGGGCCATGATTAAATATCGCTGGACGCTATCGCCCGGCGCTCCTCACGGTCGTGGGCCTTGGCGGCGCGTTGGAGATCGGCGCGCTTCTCCTCGTCGCTGACGTGGCGTGTGCTGGATAGACTCAGGCCTTCCTTGATCGGCCTGAGGCTATTCATCGCCATCAGATCGTTGACGAGGCCCGATAGATCGCCCGGCTGGTAGGCGCTGAACCCGCATTCCTCGATTGACCGCTTAATGCGGCCCGACAGATCGGCTCGAACCCTGTCGAGAGCATCCGGGGTGCAATCGACCGGGAATGTCTCGGCGCCCGCGTCGGGTGCCCTTGCTTTCGTCTGTGCCATGTTGTCCCCTTATGCTGCGATGTCGCCCTCTAGGAGGGAGACCGCCCATCCCGGCCCGAATTGGATTTGATCGCGCCCCTTGAGTGTTGGGCTCGATGTCGTTGCAGTGCGCGCGTCATAGCCGGAAGGCGTGACCTCGTAATGCACGACCTTGCCTTGCTGGACTTCGACGCGAAGGATTTTGGTGCCAGCGTCAGACGCCAGGGCGGCCGACGAGGTTTGAGCCGTGCTCGTGTTGGCTGATATTGCCTGACCCGCGAGGTAGGGCTGGCGCAGTACAAACGAGGCGTTCTCGGAACGCTGCCCGGCGTAATCAATAGGCAGCGCGACGAGAGTTGAATGTGAGAAAAGCCTGACGCTTGCGCTCATGCTACAGCCCTCAATTCAACCTTGCCACGAGCGCTGATGGGGCGGCTGCGCCTCTTGCCGATCTCCGTTAGCTTGCTCCACGTCTTTCCGGTCATGATGTTGAAAACGGACTGCGGGGAGACGCCGAACCGATCCCCCGCGACGCGATAATTCAGCTTCTCATCACGCACGGCCACAACGATGGCGCAGACCTCAGCAGGCTTGAGATGCTTGCGCAGGCGTTTTTCCGCCCTGGCGTCGCCCAGGTTGTCTTTCTGAGTTCCGCAACGTAGATGCTTCGGCTGGCAGCACAGCTTGGAGCAGCCGCGCGCGTGCAGGACGTTCTTGCCCTTCGGTATCTCGCCGTTTGTGAGAATGAACGCCAGCCGATGCGCTTGGGTCTTGATCTGGCCGACCTTAATTCGGCCGTAGCCGCTGCCGGTATCGGGAGCGCCTTGCCACAGCCAGCAGGCATCAGGGCCGCCAGACTTATCGACGCGCGACCAAAGCCGGTCGTCCAATGAGCGACGAGCCCAGATCCGCTTGTGGCGGACGGGCTCGCGCTGCCACTTCTCGATATAGGCCAGGAGGGGCGGACTATCCGCTAGGGCCGAGGCCCCCGTGAAGCTTTCCATTTGGGTTCTCGCTCAGCATTGAGTTGATCCTTTTCCGCCCGCTTGCATTCGGGCCACGCTCGGCGACTTGGTACTCGGGTAATGCTCCGCAAACTTATGGTTGGTGGCGCCGACGCCGTGAAACCCCCGTAACCCGACACCGGCACCACCAACACAATCAGTGCTGAGCGCACTACGGCCATCGCGGACCCCTCCACAAAGGCCAGGGCAAACAGATGCCCCTACTACTACTTAGGCCGTTTAGTTAAGACAGTCAATCACAACGCGGTGTCTAACTCACGGAAAACGCTAGACTATCAGTGACTACTTAATTCTAAACCCTTGTTATTGTTGTATATTTGAATCATCAGGCGTGCGACACTTTGTCGCGGAACCTCATGCAAACTTGATATGACAAACGCTCGTTTTTGGACTATACGCGCGCGCTCACCGAACTCCTTTCGTCAAAATGGGATGGCGTCGTCCAGTAGAGGCCGCGACGTTTCCGCGATACCCTGCTGCTCGGCTTGATTGCGCAGCTCAGGAGCATGGCCGTTGGCTTCCCTGATCTGAGCTTGCGTAAGCATCACGTCCCAGATCGCGCCGCCATCATCGGCCACGTCGCGGCTTTTCAGGATGGCGATTTTTGCGCCAGCAAGGCGGCCCGCCATATAGGTGTTTCCGTTCTTGCTCGTCTTTTCGTAAACCCTGCACAGCTTGATGCTTTCACCGTAGGCCATGATGCTTTTCCTTTCAGTATGCGCCGCGCGATTTTGGCGAATAGCGGCGATCGCCAGTCACCTCGAAGATCAGATCCGTCAGGACTTCGTGAATTGAAGGCGGGCATCCATTCCCTTCGGGGCACTTGCCGTTGACGGCGGACTGGCCGCGCCGAACAGCTTTCTTGAAGGCGTCGTCGATCTTGTTTCTTGCTCCAATCGTGCTTGCCATTTTGTCCCTCGTTTCGCTCCGCCCGGTCGCCGTGTGATCTCGTGAATTGACATTCACATCGCTAATCTGCGCCAGCTTTAAGAGCGGCGCGATGTTGATGAAGTTGAAAGACAAGTCTGTCCTTTTTTTTTCTCTCCCCTTCAACCTACTCAGGTCTCACTTGTTGTTCTGTTTAGTGTCATCATCCTTCGGTTCAGCCCTGAGCTTTTGGCATAGGAAGCCCAACCACCCGGACCAGCTTCATGCTGATCGAGGCGGTTGGTCCCTCCGATGCCAAGGTCATCATCCTTTCGGACGAGCCCCTCGCAGTCGGCTCCGGTTGGCGGGGTGTGGTGTTGACGACTTGGGGCCAGTGGCCAGCATCGTCTCGATCACACCGGCTGCATCGCCTCCGGTTCGGCACACAAGATCGTTGGCGCGGATGCCCGCGTCTGGTTGGGTCGTTGTGCCTTTCGGACTGACCCGGCGCTGTTCCAGAGTCCCACAGTAGCGCCCTCGCACCTTTCCCCCCTGCCGTTCACTAGACCGTCGGGGGAAGGCCACTCATTACGCAACGGACACAACAAAAAGCGCGCACGCTCAGGACGAGCGGCGCGTCATGCCCCATCGGGCGGAATCTGTTGATTTGGGTGTTGCCCTCAGCGGGCAAATCAGCCTAGGCTTCATTCGGAAGCCTATTTTCGGTTAGGGGTTTCACGTCGATCCTTTCGAGTATCTAGGTTCCTCGCTCAGCAAACCGATCTGGCCTTAGCGCCTTGTATCGCTACTGCCGACCACGCAACTCACCTAACAAAACCAACCAGAAAGCTCGGTCTCCTTGATACGGGGACCGGGCTTTCTACCTATGGGCATAGTGTCTTGGCCTATAACCCTGCTGCAAAGCGTCCATGAGCAGCAGGGTATCGCGGGGGATGCATCGCCCTTCCCGATAGTAACCCGCCATTCGCCGTGACTTCCCAAGCAGTTTCGCGGCCTGATCGCGCCAGTCTGAGGATACAACGTCGATCCCCATGGCATCGAGCCAATCTTCAAACAGCTTGATATTCGCATCTAGCAGCATCAAGCTCAAAGTAGAGCAACTCTTGCCTTTCCGCAAGACTGAAAACGTAATAAATGCTTAACGGCCGATCACGTTCCCGTGAAGATCATGC